TAATAGTAATTTTCTTTTTCATTTGTTTCCTCCTTCTTCGCTTTCAGCCGAGAACATTTTGTAGGTTCGATTTGATACACCCAACACACTCCCTAAAAACGCGCCAAAACCAGTAATGATGACAACACAGATATCTGTGTACTGCCAATTGAGCGCTTTACCAACTAACCCCACGAAAGTAGCTAGTGCGGGAATAATTACCAGTGCGAACCATTTTAGTACTTCGAACGTTTTATTATTCATTTTCTTCTCTCCCTAAATAAAGTTTTAATTTGTTGCGTGTGTTCTACCAATTTTTCTGCATGTGTATCTAATCTTTCATCGTGTTTCTTTAGTTCTTCATGAATCATCAATCGATCTGATTTGCTCGATTCTAAATCTTTTGTTAATAGTTCCAAGTTGTAACTCACTTGTGATAGTGTTTTCGTAATTTTTGTAAATGATGCAACAATCGGTCTAATTACTAATAAAATCAAAGAAACGATAGCGGTTATTGATCCTGCTATCGCTCCCCATTCCCCTAAATTAATCATGTGACAACTCCTTGAATCAAAATAAAAAGCACATCAATTAAGATGCGCTCTCTTCTTTGCTAATGATTTTATCTGCTTCTTCGTCTGTAATGCATAGTGGAACGAATAGTCGAACTTGATCGTCAGTAAAACAGCCCCAATCATACATCATTTTCACATCGCTAAAACTAAACATACTACTCACCTCCCTTTGAAGCTGGATTTAGTTGCTCTTTAATTTCTGAAATGTCTTTGCTATTTTGTAACGAAGCAAGCATCATTTTTGAATTGATTTGTGCTAAACTATCCGCTTTTTCTTTCAATGCAGTATTTTCCTGTTTAATTGCTACATTGTTTAGCATGAGTTTGGCGTTGAGCTGTTTTAAATCGCCGTTCTCATTTTCTAACGACTCATACATCGCTTTGAGATTGTTTAAATCGTTGTGATCTAGTACATTCACTAAAACAATCCATTGGTTCAGTTTAGGATCAAACATCTGATCAGCAATCGTTAGCGGTTCGCCATCAGTACGAATTCCTTCGAGTGGTGGAACATCGGTAAATGGAACAGTCATAACCATATCATCAAGCACTTGTCCAGCATACTCTCCACCTGTTCGTCCATATTTCCAAATGTTTTTCATTTATTTCCCTCCTACCCAGTAATGACCGTTGAATGTAAACCATTCGTTTACAACAAAATCGCTATTTGTCACAATTGTTCCTAAATCTTTTCGTACATACATTGCTTTTGCAACGCTATTTCCGCCAGAAGATCCCACTAACATGCCATGAACAATTCTTGCAATAAATTCATCTGGGACTTCATCATCAAGTGGTACACCAAAAGCATAAGCTTTTTTGAACTTTACTGTACCATTTACAATAACTTCTTTTCCGTGTTTAATAAATGTTGCATACCCATCGATAAACGATTGACTGTTGTCTTTAGTTAATGTATAAACAGTGCAATCATTTTCACTGATCACTTTATCTCCTGCTATTTGAATACCATCGGCAAAGTTTTTCAAACCTTCAACTCTCTGAGGATCATACACATTAACAGCATCATTCAAGCCTTTTTCAGTATATTCAGGTGTGACATCCCAACTGTAATCATTGGGATTGTTACTGTCTTTCAAGCCTTCACCAAAGTATTTAAACTGACTAATATTCGGGGTTCGTGTGTCGCCTTTTTCGATCTTGAGCCAGTCAATTTGACATGCACCTGTTGTTGATTGGGGATACTGGATAATAGTTAACCGTTTGGGGTAGTTAACTCCAACCTTCTGCGGTGTAAAAGTCAGACCCCATGTATCAACTAACCCTTCTACTGGCTCTAAGTTACCATATCTATAATCTCCACTATCCTCGTTGTAAACAATGAACGTTTGGATAGGTGGTTTGGTTGCCTTCATGGTAATTGTATAGGTTTGACCTAAAACAAATTCTTCTTCCATGTTAGCTTGGTATAGGCTGTAGGCGCTAGATTTGATTGGAAACGTAACAGACTTATTAGCAATATTCTCACCCAAAGGCGCTTTACCTAGCCAGTAAGGGTCATCAAGTAAGTTTGGCTGATATGGGGTGGCTGTTGAGCCTTCTTCGATTTTGATGTCGTACAACTTAAATCCGCCATTTATTTTATCCCTGTCAACAAAGCTAATACTCATATAAAATCGATCTAAATTTGTGATTTGATAATTAACGTTAGCTGTACCTTTGATTGTTATTTCTTTCCCTACATCATCTGTTGTAATATTTGTACTATTTGCTTCCAATAATATCTTTTCTCCTGGTGATGTACGATACACCAAACGTAATTTATCAATAGCTCCTGTAGTTCCTTCATCAAATCGAACTTTCGCACTCAGAGTATAGGTTTTCCCACTAGCAAGCTGAGGTGTATTAATACGCGTAAACATAATAATGCTTCCTGTACCATCAGAAGTAAAATGTAGCTTTTCGTTATCCGAAGTTAGTGACCCGTGGTAACCAACGTTAAAATCGCTCGATTTTAGTTTGGACATTAAATTCGGATTCCCACTATAATCATAGCCCCCGAAGTCGATGCTGTTACTGTACATCTTTTTCAGCTTGCCGAGATCGCCGATTTGCTGGTTCGTTTGATCAATACGGTCTTCAAGTATAGTTAGATCATTTTGCGCTGAACTAACATTTTTAGAAACAGCCTCAACCTTTGCTAGTACCTCATTTACTGCATCTGTTGCTTCTTGTTTGACTCCATCAAGTAATTGTTGAAAGTCTGCAATAAAGTAGTCTGCTTTATCTTGCGCTAGTCCGTCGATTGCTGAACGCTTCATACGGAAGGTGAAGCCTAAGTTATCACTTGTTGATCCGTCTGGATACTCGATGTAAACATAAGCTTCCACCATACCGTTATAAGCTTTCATCGCTTCTGGCAAGATATATACGACCTGTCCATTCAAGAAGCTTTCAGTGATGAGGTTTTTCGTGATAAAAGGAATTGGCTCTTTCGTGATCATTCCATCTACTTCATCATAGATAAACATCAACAAGCGCAAGTTAGCTCCTAGCAAGTCCGCCGGTGTGCCGTTCTGTTGTTCGACGTTGAACTCTAACGCTATTTGATTATCGTATGATTTAAATACAAGCCCCGTTGCTTGCAAATCATAGTCTTTCGGCTGTGTAGGTACTTTGATAGAGCCTTTTTTGATGACATGCGCCATTATTTCACACCTTCAATCTTAGTTATTTTCACGTCGTTGCTCATTGCGGGATTGGAAACATTGCCGGATGAAATATCTAAAGCTCTGCCGTTTGACATCGTTATCTTTCGCGCTTCGATTGTCAGTTCAAACTCGATCAACGTCATTCCTGCACTCTTGTTCCATAAATTAGCTTTTGTAATCCGCGCGTATCTTTGACGTTTCACTTCTTCTACAAAGTCTCCGTCACCGTCTGTGTAGTGGATACGAAGCGTTTGGTAACGGAAAGTATCATCTGGCAGATTGACTGATTGTCCTTTTCTTAATTCTCCTTCAAAAAGAACAGAAGCAGTGTAAACGCGCCGCCAACCTAACGAGTTATAACCCTCTACCGGTTCGCTGTTATGTGTCATTTTGATGTAAATTTCGCCGCTATAACGAGCAAAAGCGACGATTAATTTTCTCAAATCGTGATCCGCGAATACCATCATTTCAACAAAACTATCATCTTCAATCCCGCCGGGGTTGTCTGCACCCCATCCGGCTTTGGTTGCGTATTTTCCGGGTGGAATATCCAAGATGTTCGGATATTTTTGTGGCAACTTATAATCGCGTAACCAACGCCCACGCGCTTGCATAACTGTTTCTGGTGTAGCAAAGCCCGCGTTGCTTTCAGTAGCTAGGACGTGCGCGTCGTGATCCGAGCCGTCGTAATGGATAGCCGCTTGACGCAATAACCATTTCACAGCCTCTTCATAACTCATTTCTTCAAAAATATTTGGTTTGCTTTGAAAATCTAACATTTAATTGTTCACCGCCTTAATAGTTATAAGTGAAGTCTCTCGCGCGCCCTACGCCTTTGCTTGTCACTTTTCTTGTTGCTGTGTCAACTTCTATTTTATAAAACGCTAATTCATCCGGTGTATCAACTTGGCTAGCTGTATGAGAGAAGCCGACGTCGCAAAGAATCATTTTTACTGTCCCAAACGCCCCTTCGACTTGTTCGTGCCAATGCCCGCAGAAATAACCTACTACAACGCCGGCGCCTTTTGTATTCATTGCGAAGGTCTTTAATCCGCCGAACGAACCGTCATTCGGTTGTCCTAATTTAGACCAATCGATAGTTACCGGACTACCAGATTTAAACCCTTCTATCAACGTGCTAATCATGTTTTCATTGCGAACGGGAAACTTGCTGAGACCTAAAGGCGTATGTCCTACTAACGCCACATGATAGTTTCTCGGAACGTTCACTAACCATTCTCCGAAAGCGTTAATTTGTTTGGCACTGAAAGCTCCCGGCGCTGTATCGCTGTAACCGTCCGTGTACTTGTCACCTGTGCCGCCTTCATAAAAATCACAAGTATCGAAACGGTAAATTGCTGCGTTTTTATCTGGGAACAACACGCCACCGTACAAACCGTTCCAATACTCTTCGAAGTCAGCGTTGCATAACATTCCCTTTCGCTTGCGCCACGCGGGGTCGAAACAAGCGTCGTGATTCCCTTTGCAGATAATAACCGGTTTTTCTTGTCCTGCTACCGCTGCGTTAGTGAAGCGTTTGAGCGTGCCTAACATGGAATGTCGCGCGCTCCATTCATCAATAATGCCTATATCGCTGCCGAGTGAACCAAGTCCGCCGTCGATATTGTCTCCGCCGTAAATCATCACATCTGTTTTGTTCCCTAATTTTTGAAATTGAGGGATTGCGCGCCAATGTCTTAAATAAGAAGCATCTTTGTAACCGACGCCATCTATACGCAAGTTGTGATTATCTGCGTGAATGTCTGTAATGAAAGAAAAGTTAAATTTGCTGTTATTAACACTGTTGACAACCGTATTCAAATTGCGCGGCACTAGGTCAACGTATTTCATCGTGTCGTAATCAAAAAAGCGTGTTGTTTCTCTAATTTGTGAGCTGCCGACTGGCACTTGGTATTTTTGGTTTAAACGATCAGCTAATGATTCGTAGTCGCCTTTAGCTTCATTCAGAATGTTAATGATCATACCACCTGGATCGATATTTTCCAGTATTTCACGATTATCTTCTAACCACTGCTCCCAGTCATTTTTGCCCTGATCCATGTAATCTTTGAATTTTCTTAGCAAATCCTCAAATGTCCACACATAGCCAGAGTCACGTAACTGGCTTCTAGATATTCCAGAAATGACTCGATAGGTAAAATCCTGTGTGCTAAATTGTTCACTCCAAGTTCCATCACCATTAAGTGATCGGAAACTGAAATGTGCGGTGTTTTCACCACCCCATTGCCAGTCAGGCTCACTTAAGGTGTAAACAAGCCTTGCTTGCGCTGGACTGTATTCTTGTACTTTTTGTTCAACAGGTTGGTTTTCGCCAAATTTTGTTGTATTAATAAAAAACGGCACTAGGCCCTCGAATGTTTTTAGTTTGCCATGTTCCACCACTTCAACAACGAACTTTTGCGTTAAAACATCCCCTTGCCGAATTCGAACCAAATTTATTCCGTTGTTTGGTTCGGTGGTGGATAGGACCATTTTATGCTG